ATGTGATAAAGTTATCTGCATTGTATTTTCTAAAACTGTTATGGATTATAGCACTCATAATTACATTTTCCTTTTAATGTTTGTCTTTGTATATTTATAATACTTTTTTAAAATTTATGGAGCAGGCGGTAAAGCATTTGCTTCATCACCAGTTACATATTGCGTTATTGTAGCATTTGTTAATTTCTTATGTTTACTTCCACCAAAGAATACATAATCTGAAATACTTTCATTTTTAAAAGACTCTATACTTGTACCTGACTGAGTTCCTACACCCCACTTCTGACTGTACCCACCTTGTTTATTAAATTTCTGTTGATCCAAAGTTCTTTTAAGCGGGCCCAAACGTAATTGAGAAAAAACATCAGACATAGCCTGAGTAACCCAACCATAGTCAGCGGGATTATCAGGTGCTTCATCTATCAAACCAAAATCCCTAAACCTAGATGGAACTGTATTTACAAATAGATAATCGTCAAATCCACCATCAATTAATTTCTGAATACCTAAATCTTGTTCATAAGTTTGACATTTAACTGGTGCAATATAAACACCAACATTTTCATTTACATCTTCATAATCTTCACCATCTGTATGTACGCTTGTAGTACTACCAAAATCATCTGTCTCATCTACATTTGCAGTTATCAAACCATAGTCATCTTGATCTATAATCCATTCTATCATACCCTCACATGAATCAATTTTTAAATCAAGAATCTTCGGAGGTTCGATTGTTCCATCATGGAAAATAATCGTATACTTGGATGATTGTGGAATACCAGTAATTTTAAACTTAGTACTTAAATTAGATATTAATTGATATCTACCAAACAATGCAAGACCTACAGGATGAACTGCTCTCTTTACAAAAGCACGCCACTTGTCAATGGTTTCACCAGCCGTAATTACATAAGAATATAATTGATAATAATTGCTATCTTGAATATACTTATTAGCAGATAAGAAACCTTTATCACCTGTAAACCCAACATTATAATCCCCTACATAAGCACCTACCGTAATAGTTGCTTGTGCAGTACCATCACCCAATCCTGTTAAGTCTGTAGTTGGCGTTGATGTAAAACCAAAACCATTATTATCTATACTTACTTCTTTAATACCACCAACATTCCAACCCATTATACTAAATTGAGCGTTTGTACCAGTACCACCACTAATCGTTGGTAATGCAGTATAACCTCTACCCGTATTTTCTAATTCAAGTTCTGTAATCATTCCACTACCATCAACAGACTTGACAATAACACTAGCACTTCTTCCGTTGATACCTAAAACACCAGTATTGTCAACAGTTAATTTTTCTCCAGCAACATAACCACTTCCACCGTTGGTACACATAACTTTCATTATATTACCTTCACTCAATCTTGAAACTTTTATAACACCACCAGAATTTGAAATACCACCACCTACTATTGGTAATGTATCTCCAAGTGTATAATTATTTCCATTAACATCTATAGAAACCTTAGTCAACATTTGACCAAGATTAAAAGTAGTATTACCATCTGTTATTGTTTCACCACCTACAAATGTTCCAACTGTACCAGAAAGATAAATTGTGGACACAACCGTTGAACCTACACTCTCATTCAATACGGATTCTACAAGAGCTTTTGCATTAGATATAGAACCTGTTATTATTTTACCAAGTAAATTAAAAACTTGGTCTGAACCAGAAGCATCAATTACCCTAACGATTTGACTCTTATCATATCTGCCATCTGAAGTTCTAAGTATATCGACAGAAGGAAAATACATTTCAATTTCTTGATTGTATAATAATCTAAAGAAAAACTGAAATGATTTCTCACTACCCTTTGCACGATAGAAATCTCTTAACCGTTTTAACCCAAGAGGTTTATTTGCAACATTAAATGCTTGCTCTGGAATATCTATAGCAAACTGTTTCTTAAAATATCTAAGAAACTCGTCTGTAGTTTTTCCGAGGTCTGCATAATTATTTAAATTACCAATGATCTCGTAGGGTTTCCCCTGCTGTTCCATATATTCGTAATACGCTTCAAGAAAAGCTACAAACGTAGGATGATCTTTCTTTACGAAATCGGGTAGTTGATGTTCTACCTTAACACTTACCTTCTCACTAAAAGAAGGATGAAGTGGTTGATTAGGAGTTGCTTTTGCCATTAGACTATTGTTTCCGAAACCATGCTTATATTAATAGATTCTGAATCACTTATATCATAAGTTAAAACTTGTTCTCTCAACGGTGTGATATCAGCGTTATTTATTTCAGGCGTAACAGTACATCTTACAGCAACCGTTGCATCTGATATGGTTACAATATTTAAAGAATTCAATTCTACTGTTCCAGTATCGTAATCAATCGTTCCCTGATTTTTTGTACCATCACTTTGAGTCAGCATAACTAACGGACTATCTATAACACCATTAGTTGTTCTTGCAGATTTAATCTTACCCAATCCATCATCCATTAAAGAATATGTATTACCATCAGCACTTGTAAATGATGTTGATTTAAAACTTGACTTTTCTAATTTATTTGTAAAAAACAATTTGAATGTTTCTGGTACACCAAAAGTTACTGGTGTTATTCTCTGCTGATACTTTATCAATGTCTTATTATTTCTAATAGAATTATCTGTGTTATCTATGTCTTGAACCAACTGTGAGTATCTAAACTTCTGGTCAAACTTTTCAAGATTGTTTTGAATGTAACCTTGAATAGAAGTATCAATACTACTTTTAAGTGTAGTCTCATCTGTTAACAATGCAACTGGATCAAAGTTTACTGTACTATCTATTAGAAGATAAAAGAAAGTAGGATCAATTATCTCTGGTTGAATTGTTACAACATTTACCTTATTAAGAATTTCAGTCTTAATTAAATCTTTTGTAGTTGTGCTGAATGTATTATTACCAGTTGGTTTAACAGCAATAAAAACTTTTCCGAACTGTACTGGGTCTGCATCCTCACCGCCATAAACAGTTATGGATTCAATGTCTGGTCTTTGTTCCAGAATGATTGCCTTGTAATCTTCTTTCGTTGTCGCACGACCTTGTGCAGAATAAAGTTTAGGTGCTTGGAATTTAAGAGACTGATCTGATTGCACTTCACTTCCACCAGTAGCAGCTGTTGCTGTCTCTAAAATATATTGACTAGATGTTAAACCACCAACCGAATTAACAGCACTAAAACTACTTGCTTTATTTGCAAGTGTTCCATTCGTAATAATATATTCAACAAAGATAATATTACCATCTTCAATTTGTTTACCAACAGCACCATCACCAAAGATAACTTCATATCTACCATTTTCAATTTCTTCAATAAAGAATACTTTATCAGTTGACTTGACCGTAGTAATATCTAAACTATTGGCATTCTTAAAAACCTCAACAGCAGTATTTGATACAGAAGTTTGTACTTTAACCACAACCGTTGTTGTATCTATATTTGCATTTGGAATAATATATCTCTGTGTCTTATCAGCAGTACTTACTACATATGATCTTGTCATTATCCTACCTTCAACGATTTCCAAATTTGATACACTATAAACTCCATTCGTATCTGGCAAAACTGTAGTTGCTATAGGAGTTACGAATTGATATTTAATACCATCAATGGAAGAAGTAAAAGGTGTGTTCTTTTGAATGATTAAAGAATTAGGACTACCATTTGGAGTAAATGTCATATTGAGATATGCTTTAGGAGCTCTTCTTGAACTTGGAAACACGTTAAGATGTTTCGCATGAGATACGATTGAATCTCTCAATGCTGAAGAATCCAAAAACATTTCATTCCCAAGCATATTGGCATAGTAACCCATGTAATGAGTATTGTAGGCAAGAATGTCTAACAATATAGCTAAACCACTTCCCTCAAAATCATAATCTTGAAATTCTGTTTGAGCGTTAAGATATGTTTTTAGGTTTGTTTTGATTTGCTCGAAATCTAAATCTGTTATTTGTATTTTATTTGATATAGGCATTTTATCTTAATCTCTCTAGAAATAATTCTAAAACTATTGGTTGTAAAGTATTAATCGGTGTAAACTCTAACGTAACGAAATAACCATTCCTATCAATATCACCTTGTATTCTAATGTTATTCAGAATAACTCTTGGTTCATAGTTTTGTAGCAATTCTCTAATAGCTAATTCTATTACATTAGCTGTGGTAGGAGTAACCAACTCAAATAACAAAGCAGTCAACCCACTTCCGATATCTGGATTA